TTGACCAGTTCAAGAACCGCTGAGACGCGGGCCGAGGTCGCGGCCAAATCCAATGACGAGGTCGAGGCCGAATATTACGACTGGAACCGATGGGCCTTTCCCAAGCAATTGCCGCCGGTCTCGGACTGGACCACCTGGCTTTTGCTGGGCGGGCGCGGCTCGGGCAAGACCAGGGCCGGGGCCGAATGGGTGCGCACGCTGGCGGCCCGGCGGATCGGGCCGATCGCGCTGGTCGGCGAGACCATGACCGAGGCCATCTCGATCATGGTGCGGGGCGAAAGCGGAATATTGAGCGTTCACCCCGACGTGGATCGCCCGGTGCTCAAAGGCAATCGGCTGATCTGGCCCAATGGTGTCGAAGCGGCGATCATGTCCGCGTCCGATCCCGAGCGGTTTCGCGGGCCACAGTTTGCTGCCGCCTGGTGTGACGAGGTGGCGAAATGGCCGCACGGCGAAGAGGCGTGGGACATGCTGCAGTTTGGCCTGCGGCTGGGTGATCGGCCACAGCAATTGGCGACGACAACGCCCCGGCCGTCTCGGTTGATCAAGCGGCTGCTGAGCGATCCGCAAACGGCAGTGACCCATATCCGCACCGACGAAAATCGAGCGCAATTGGCGCCGGGATTTCTTGAAGCCGTGGTGGCGCGCTATCGCGGATCGGTGCTGGGGCGGCAAGAACTGGATGGCGAACTGATCGAGGACATGCCCGATGCGCTGTGGCAACGCAGCATGTTCCGTCGGTTCGAGGGCGGTGAGATCGACCGGATCATTGTCGCGGTCGATCCTCCGGTGACGGGCACGGCGAAGTCAGACGCGTGTGGCATTGTGGTGGCCGGGCGGGTGGGAGATGGCGTGGTGGTGCTGGAGGATCGCACGATCAAGCCGGCGGCGCCGCTGACCTGGGCCTATCGTGCGGTGGCGGCGTATCAGGCGCATGGGGCCGATGCCATCGTGGTGGAGGTCAACCAGGGCGGCGATCTGGTGCAGCAGGTGATTACGCAGGTGGACGCAACGGTGCCGGTGCGCGCGGTGCGGGCCAATCGCGGCAAGTGGCTGCGGGCGGAACCGGTCGCGGCGCTATATGGGCGCGGGCTGGTGAGCCATGTCGAGGGGCTGACGGCGCTGGAGGACGAGATGTGTGCCTTTGGGTCGGATGGAAAGAGTGAGGGTCACTCGCCCGATCGCGTCGATGCGCTGGTCTGGGCGGTGACGGAATTGATGTTGAACGAGATGCATCCGCGGGTGCGGGGGCTTTGAGGGCTTTTCCTTCTCCCCTTGTGGGAGAAGGTGCCCCAAGGGTGGATGAGGGGCGAAGTTGGAAGATTTCACCCACTTCGAGCATCGCACCCCTCACCCTAGCTTTGCCAGGTCGCTTCGCTCCCGGCGCCGCTGCCCTCTCCCCTGAGGGGCGAGGGGACGATGTAGCCGTTGGGGCGGTAATTTAAGGATCAAGAACAATGCCGAACTGGATCAGCCGCCTTTTGGGTGGGCAGATAAACACGCCTGTCGAAACCAAGACTTATGCCGGGCAGACCCTGCTGAGTCTCAGCCAGCTGGGCGCGGCGAGTTGGAGCAATCGGGGCTTTGCCAGCCTCTGTAATCAGGGCTTTGCACGCAATCCGGTGGTTTATCGGTGCGTGCGGTTGATTGCGGAAGCCGCAAACCGCGTGCCGCTGGTGGTGCATGAGGATGGGCGCAAGGTGGATGAACATCCGCTGGCGACGCTGCTGGCGCGGCCCAATGGGCGGCAGTCGGGCGGGGAAATGCTGGAGGCGGTTTACGCTTATCTGCAGACGGCGGGGAATGCCTATCTGCAGGCGGGCATCGTCGATGGCGAGGTCAAAGGGCTGTTTTGTCTGCGACCCGACCGTATGGCGGTGGTGGCCGGAGCGGACGGCTGGCCGGTGGCCTATGATTACACGGCCGGGGGCCGGGCGACACGGCTGCGCCAGGACGAAACGCCGGTGCCGGCTGTGCTGCACATGGCGCTGTTTCATCCTATGGATGACCACTACGGCATGGCGCCGCTGGAGGCAGCGCAGACCAGCCTCGATATTCACAATGCCGCCGGGCAATGGAACAAGGCCCTGCTCGACAATGCGGCGCGGCCGAGCGGGGCGCTGGTCTATTCGGTGGCGGGGCAGAACCTGACCGAGGAACAATTCGAGCGGCTCAAGGGCGAGCTGGAACAGAACTTCTCGGGCGCGGCCAATGCCGGGCGGCCAATGTTGCTGGAGGGCGGGCTCGATTGGAAGACCATCGCGCTCAGCCCACGCGACATGGATTTCATCGAGGCCAAACATGCCGCCGCGCGCGACATCGCGCTGGCCTTCGGCGTGCCGCCCATGTTGCTCGGCATACCGGGCGACAATACCTATGCGAACCTGGCCGAAGCCAATCGGGCGCTGTGGCGACAGACGCTGATCCCGCTGGTCGTGCGGGTGGCCGATGAACTGAGCAACTGGCTGTCGCCAGCTTTTGGCGGGGCGACGGTGGAGCCCGATTTCGATGGCGTCGAAGCGCTGGCGGAGGACCGGGCGGCGCTGTGGGCGCGGGTTGGCGGCGCGGAGTTTTTAAGCGACGCCGAGAAGCGGGCGATGTTGGGGATTTAGGGGTGTTTTCCCAACACGACGTCATTCCCGCGAACGCGGGAATCTACCTTGACGCGGTGTTGAAGGAAGATCCCCGCTTTCGCGGGGATGACGTGGTGCGTTGTGCGACGCGCATTTGTCTGGGGACAAAGGGTCGAAGTGAAGGCCCCCTCACCCGGCCCAAGAGGGCCGACCTCTCCCCCAAGGGAGAGGTGAAGTGGTGGCCTTCCCTACCTCGCCCCTTGGGGGAGAGGTCTGCGCGTAGCGCCGGGTGAGGGGGCCTTCCCCAAGGAGATTCATCATGGACGAGCTGACCAAAACCGTCGTGGAGCGCGGTGATCTGGCGCATCTGGCGCTGTTTCTCTGGGCCACCGGCGCCAGTGCGCTGCTGGTTTGGAGCCTGCGGGAGATGGCGAAGGTGAATCAACACTTCAACGACTTCGTGCAGGAGATCGCGACTTTGAATCGGCTTTTCAGGAAGGATGAGTAAGGCCATGGCAAACAAGCACAATCGCGAGAATGCGCAGCAGACCTTCCGGCAGTTTGCCTGGAACCTTGCAGGCACGTTGGCAGGCCCGAAAACGGGCGGCAAGACCGCCAGCAAGCCAACGGGCAAGCGCTGATGGCATCCATTCCGATTGATGGCGAAGGGCGGTTTTCTGGCTATGTAAGCGTATTCGGGCGGGTGGATGCGGGCGGCGATATCGTCATGCCGGGGGCGTTTGCCAAGAGCATCGCCAAGCGCGGCGACCGCATCCGGCTGCTGTTTCAGCACGATCCGAAAGAGCCCGTCGGCACCTGGGACGCCATTGGCGAGGACCATCATGGATTGTTCGTGGCCGGGCGGCTGGTGCCGGGCGTGCCGCGCGCCGATGCGCTGAAACGCCTGATCGAGAACCGGGCGCTCGATGGGCTGTCCATCGGCTTTCGCACGGTGAAGGCGACCCACGAGGGCGGCCATCGCAAGCTCTGGGCGATCGACCTGTTCGAGATTTCGATCGTGACTTTTCCGATGATGGAGGACGCGCGGATTGCGCCCTTCGGCACATCGACCGGCGCCGCCATTGCGGCCGCCACAAAAACCATCCGCAACCGATAAGGACATCTGCATGGATATGACCAGTGACGGCCTTGAAACCAAGGCCGGCGCGGGGAGCGACATTGCCGCGCTCTTCGCCGAATTTTCGACCGCGTTTGAGGAATTCAAACGCACCAACGACCAGCGCCTCGGCGAGATCGAGAAGCGCGGCACGCCCGATGGCCTGCTCGAAGGCAAGTTGGACCGGCTGAACGCGGTGCTTGACGAGCAGAAGGCGGCGATGGATCGCGCGCTGGTCGAGCGGGCGCGTCCGCAGCTCGATGGCAAGGCGGCTCAGCTCGGCGGCGAGTACAAGGAGGCGTTCTCCTGCTACGTGAAGCGCGGCGAGGAAAAGGCACTGTCGGTCGGCGTCAATGCCGATGGCGGCTATGTGGTGCCGGCCGAAACCGAGACGGAAATCGCGCGCCTGATGACGGCAGTCTCGCCGATCCGCGCCATTGCCGGCGTGCGGCAGGTGTCGGGTTCTGTCTATAAGCGCCCGATTTCGGTGACCGGCCCGGCCGTGGGTTGGGTGGGTGAAACCGCATCGCGCCCCACGACCACCAGCCAGACGCTGGCTGAACTCAGCTATCCGACCATGGAACTCTATGCCATGCCGGCGGCGACCTCGGCGTTTCTTGATGACGCGGCGGTGGATGTCGGCCAGTGGATTGCCGACGAGGTCAACGCGGCCTTTGCGGCGCAGGAAACCACGGCTTTCGTCAGTGGTGATGGCGTCAACAAGCCCAAGGGGTTCCTCACCGCAACCGCGGTGGCCGAAAGCAGCTGGAGCTGGGGCAATCTAGGCTATGTGGCAACCGGCGCTGCGGGCGCATTGCCGACCAGCAATGCCAGCGATGTGCTGATCGACCTCGTCTATTCGCTCAAGGCCGGCTACCGCCAGAATGCCAGCTGGGTGATGAACCGCAAGGTGCAGGGCACGTTGCGCAAACTCAAGGACGCCGACGGCAATTACCTGTGGCAGCCAGCGGCCGCAGCAGACGGCAAGGCGCGCTTCATGGGCTTTGACCTGGTCGAAGCCGAGGACATGCCGAACGCTGGGGCGGGTTCGCTGTCCATCGCCTTTGGTGACTTCCGTCGCGGCTATCTGATCGTGGATCGTCAGGGCGTGAGCGTGCTGCGCGATCCGTTCTCGAGCAAGCCGTATGTGCTGTTTTATACGACCAAGCGCGTAGGTGGTGGGATCGCGGATTATGACGCGATCAAGCTGCTGAAGTTTGCGGCGAGCTGAGTAAGCAAGAATACCCCCACCTCGCCTCCCCCTGAAAAGGGGGAGGAATCCGGGCGGTGGGTTTGGCGAGATTGTGTCCCGAACTGGATCTGTCCCTCCCCCTATCAGGGGAGGTTAGGTGGGGGTATCCCCAAAAACCAAAAGGCAAAACAATGACTTCATACCTTCTGGCGGGGCCCGCAGAGGAGCCGGTTTCGCTTGCCGAGGCCAAGGCGTTTCTCAAAGTGGACGATGAAGCCGAGGACGGGCTGATCATGACGCTGATCGGAGCAGCGCGGCTGCATATCGAGGGCGTCACGGGCAGGGCGCTGCTGGCGCAGAGCTGGCGCGTGGTGCTCGATTGCTGGCCGGAAAGCCGGGTGGTCAAGCTGCCGGTGATGCCATTTATCAGCGTGACGGCCATTGCGGCCTATGACGAGGCCGGGGCCAGCCATGACGTGCCGCTGGCGCAGTTTTTGAGCGAGCCGGATCGGCTGCTCTTGCCCCGAACGGTGGTAGGCACGCCCCTGCTAAGGGCGCAGCAGGGCATCGAGATTGATTATGAGGCCGGGTTTGGCACCGGGCCGGAGGATGTACCGGCCGACATCCGCCAGGCGCTGCTGGCGCTGGTGGCCTATTGGTTCGAGCATCGCGACGCGGTGATCGTGGCCGGGTCCGGGGCGGTCGTGCCTTCGGGGTTCGACCGCATGGTCGCCGGCTATAAACGGGTGCGGCTGTGAGCGAGCGGATCCCGCCCATCGGCACGCTGACCGACCGGGTGCAGTTCAAGCGGCGCGAGACGACGGGCGAGGCCGAGGGCGGACATGTGGCGCTGTTTGTGTCGGTGACGAGCCTTTGGGCGCGGGTCCGCTCGCTGACCGGGCGACAGGGCACCAGCGCCGATGGGCGGTCGGTGGAGATCTCCCACGCGGTGGTTGTGCGTTTTCGTAACGACGTGAAGCCGGGTGACCGGATCATCTATCGTGGGCGGAGCCTCGATGTGGTGAGCGCTGCCGACCTCAATGGAAGGCGGGCGTATCTGAGCTGCGCCTGTAGCGAAACTAGTTTTACGGGGTAGGGCGATGCATCCGATCAGCCTGTTGCAAGGCGCGCTGGTGGCGGCGCTCAAGGGCGATGTGTCGCTGGCTGCCATCGTCGGCGATGGCGTCTTCGACGCCCCGCCGCGCGGAGCGGTGGCGCCTTATGTGGTGATCGCCCGGCACGACGTGTTGCAGCGCGATGGCGATGAAGCGCCGGGGCAGGAGCACCGGGTGCTGATCCATTGCCGGGGCGATCAGCCCAGTCGCAAGCGGGCGCTGGATATGGCGGTACGGGTGGTGGCGGTGGCGCTGGGGCTTTCGGCTGGCGGGATTGTCGTCACCCATTGCGAGCATGTGCGGACGGATACGGTGATCGACCGGGACACGGGACATGCCAAGGCGGCGGTGACGCTGCGGTTTTTGAGTGAGAGTTGAGCTCTTTCCTTCTCCCCTCGTGGGAGAAGGTGCCGCGCAGCGGCGGATGAGGGGGCCTCGTCCGGTCGTCTGGCATGGGTGTGCGCAGTACCCCCACCCTTGATCCCTCCCCGCAAGGGGGAGGGTGTCGACTGAAACATTCGACGTGAGAGTCCGCGCTCCGGGCGTGGCGACAATTTCTTGAAAGGCGAAAAACATGGCCGCACAGATCGGGAAGAACATGCTGCTCAAGCTCGATCAGACGGGGGCAGGCAGTTTTTTGACGGTGGCGGGGCTGCGGACGCGGGCGCTGGCGTTCAATGCCTCGAGCGTGGACACGACAGACCAGGAAAGCGCCGGGCGTTGGCGGGAATTGCTGGCGGGTGGTGGGGTGAAGCGGGCTTCGGTTTCGGGCGCAGGGGTGTTCAAGGACACGGAATCCGATGCGCAGGTGCGGGCGTTGTTTTTTGGCGGCACGATCCGGAACTGGCAGCTGATCATCCCCGATTTCGGGACAGTGCAGGGGCTGTTTCAGATCGTGGCGCTGGAGTTTTCGGCCGATCACGCCGGGGAGGTGACGTTTGATCTGGCGCTGGAAAGCGCCGGGGAAGTGATTTTTACGGCGATTTGATTTCTGCAACTGCGCCTTAGTCGCCGTCATTGCCCGGCTTGTCCGGGCAATCCATGCCTCCTCACGTGTGGCGCGATGGATCACCCGGACTAGCCGGGTGATGACCATGGGGCGAGGGTGCGTCGAACAACCAATAAGGGAAACACACATGGCCATTCCACAGCGCGGGGAGATTGATGCTGTCATTGGCGGCGAGACGAAGGTGTTGTGCCTGACGCTTGGGGCGTTGGCGGAGCTGGAGGCGCGGTTGCAGGCGGGGGATCTCGTCGGACTGGCCGAGCGGTTTTCCAGTGGCCGGGTTTCGGCGCGAGATTTGACGGCGATCCTGGGGGCGGGGCTGCGCGGCGGTGGCAATGCGGTCAGCGATGACGACCTGGCGCGCATGGCAATCGAGGGCGGGCTCAAGGGCGCGGCCGATATTGCGGCGCGGCTGTTGAGGGCGACGTTTGGAGAGGCGGCATGACGCCGTTTCCGTGGGATGCGGCGATGCGGTTCGGGCTGGGCGTGCTGCGCCTGCCGCCGCGCGAATTCTGGCGCATGACGCCACGCGAACTGGCCTCGGCCTGGGGCGCGGTGGTGGGTGACCGGGGGGGGGCACTAGGCCGCGATGACCTTGCTGGATTGATGGAGCGTTTTCCCGATGGCCGATGATTTTTTTCCCGACAGTTTTCGCGACGAACTGGGCGATGTGTCTCTCGAACTGGGGCGCATTGGCGACCTGGCAGATGGCGTGGCGCGGTCGATCAATACGGCGTTTCGCGGGGCGCTGGTCGATGGCAAATCGTTCAAGTCGCTGCTGGGCGATATTTCACGCAGCTTTGCCGACATCGCGCTCAAGGCGGCGATCAAGCCGCTGGGCACGCTGGTCGGCGGGCTGGTGGAAAACCTGTTCGCCGCGACCAATCCGGCGCTGGGCAATGTGACCCCGTTCGCCAAGGGCGGGGTGATCGCGACGCCGAGCTATTTCCCGATGCATGGCGGACTGGGGCTGATGGGTGAGGCGGGAGCTGAGGCCATCATGCCGCTGTCGCGTGGGCCGGATGGTCGGTTGGGTGTGGCGGGTGGCGGTGGCGGGGCGGTGAATGTGACGTTCAACGTGACGGCGAGTGATGCGCGCAGCTTTGCAGCGAGCGAGGCGGAGATCAGTGCGATGCTGTTGCGGGCGGTGAAGAGGGGTTCGCGGGGGAGTTAGGCTCTTTCCCACCTCGCCCCTGAGGGGAGAGGTCGCCGCGCAGCGGCGGGTGAGGGGTTCAGTGGTGGTGGCGGTGCTGTTTGGCCCCACAACCTCTGAACCCCTCACCCCGACCCTCTCCCCTCAGGGGAGAGGGGATGACTGATGATTTCGGAGTCGATCAAATGGCATTTCATGCAGTGCGGTTTCCGCTTGATGTGGCGCTGGGGGCTCGGGGTGGGCCGGAGCGGCGGACGGATGTGGTGACGCTGGCGGGTGGGGGCGAGCAGCGGAATGGGCGGTGGCTGCATTCGCGGCGGCGCTACAATGCTGGCTATGGCGTCAAATCGCGGGCGGATATGGCGGCGGTGCTGGCGTTTTTCGAGGAAAGACGCGGGCGGCTGCATGGGTTTTTGTGGCGCGATGGGCTGGATTTTTCGAGCAATGGCGCTGTGCCGACGGCACTGGACCAGGCGATTGGCACCGGAAACGGCAGCCGGACCAGCTTTGCCCTCAGCAAGAAATATGGCGCGGCGTTTGATCCGTATTTGCGGTCGATCACTAAACCGGTCGCCGGCTCTGTGCGGGTGGCGGTGGCGGGCGTGGAGGTGATGAGCGGCTGGACTGTGGATGTGGCGACGGGCGTCGTCGGTTTTTCCGTGGCGCCAGCGAATGGCGCCGTGGTGACGGCGGGGTTTCTGTTCGATGTGCCGGTGCGGTTCGATACCGACCGGCTCGATGTGGAACTGACCAGCTTTGATGGCGCTGAGGCCCCGAGCATTCCGCTGGTGGAGATTTTGCCATGAGGACGCTCAATGTGGGGCTCGCCGCGCATGTGGCGAAGGGCGAGACGACGCTGGCGCAGTGCTGGAAATTGACGCGCACGGATGGCGTGGTGCTGGGTTTTACCGATCATGACCGGACATTGCGGTTTGGCGGCGTGGATTTTGTGCCGGCACATGGACTGGACGGCAGCGAGGTGCCGGCAAAGCTGGGTGCGCAGGTGGAAACCAGCGAAGTGCTGGGCGTTCTGCATGCCGAGGCAATCATCGAGGACGATATTCTGCTCGGGCGCTACGACGGCGCGGTGGTGGAAACCTGGCGGGTGAATTGGGCCGATATCAGCCAGCGCGTGCTGCTGCGGCGCGATGCGATTGGCGAAATCGTGCGCGAGGATGGCGTATTTCGGGCAGAGCTGCGGTCGGCGCAGCAGGACCTGAACGTAACGCATGGGCGGATTTATCAGGGGCTATGCGACGCCGCGGTGGGCGATGCGCGCTGCCGGGTGGACCTCAGCAATCCGGCGTTTACCGGACAGGCGACGGTGACGGCGATCGATGATCCCTATCGGCTTGTGCTGACTGGGTTGGCCGGATTTGCCGCTGGCTGGTTCGGCTTTGGCGCGGCCAGCTGGACGGATGGCAAGCGCATCGGGCTGCGCGATGGGGTGGTGAGCCACCAGCGTAGCGGCAATCGCGATGTGCTGGGTTTTGGGGTGCGGGTGGGCGACTGGATCGCGGTGGGCGATACGCTGAGCGTGACGGCTGGGTGCGATCGGCGCTTTGCCACCTGCAAGGCCAAGTTCGCCAATGCGGTCAATTTTCGCGGTTTTCCGCATATTCCGGGCAATGACTATGTGCTGCGCCATCCGCGCAATGGCGATGCGCTGGATGGTCGGGCGGTGGTGCCGTGACGTCGGATGCGGTGATTGCGGCGGCGCGGGAGTTTTTGGGCACGCCCTATCGGCATCAGGCGTCATTGGTGGGGGCAGGGTGCGATTGCCTTGGACTGCTGCGGGGCGTGTGGCGGGCGCTTTATGGTGCGGAGCCTGTGGCGATGCCGCCCTATCGGGCCGATATGCGCGATCCGCTCAATGCTGGGGCGCTGCGACAGGCGGCGGAGACGCTGCTGGTGGCGGAGACTGGTGGGCTAGCTGGTGGGCAGGTGGTGTTGTTTCGGCTGGGCGGCATGGCCGAACCCAAGCATTGCGGGATTTTGGTGAGTGCCGAGCGGTTCATCCATGCGCAGGAACGGCTGGGCGTGGTCGAGTCAAATTTGACCGAAGCCTGGGCACGGCGGGTGAGTGGGCGGTTTCGGTTTCCGGACTGAGGCGAGGCCCCCTCATCCGCCCTTCGGGCACCTTCTCCCGCGAGGGGAGAAGGGTGATGACTGCCAGCCCTCGGTTTTCCCCTTCTCCCCCGAAGGGAGAGGTGAGAAAGGAAGTAAACATGGCCACTTTGGCACTTTCGCTGGCTGGGCAGTTCGTGGGTGGACTGGTCGGCGGGCCTATTGGCGCGACGGTTGGGCGGGCGCTGGGGGCGCTGGCGGGAAGCGCGGTCGATGGCATGCTGTTTGGTGAAAAGCGCGAGGCCGGTGGCAGCGATATTCGGCTTCAGGGGTCAAGCGAGGGCATCGCTGTGCCCCGGCTCTATGGTTGGAGCCGGCTGTCGGGCAACATCATCTGGGCGCGCGAGCTGGAGCTGCTGGCGGCCGAAAATACCGGGGCCAAGGGCGCGGGCGACCGCGAGGATGTGGTGGGCGCGAGCTTTGCCGTAGCCTTCTGCGAGGGCGAGGTGCATCGGCTGGGGCGCATCTGGGCCGATGGGCAATTGCTCGACACCGAAGGGCTGACGCTGCGGTTTTATCGCGGCACGCAAAGCCAGCTGCCGGATGGGTTGATTGAGGCGACGCAAGGGACGGCGCCGGCCTATCGCGGGATTTGTTACCTCGTGGTCGAGCAACTGCCGCTGGAAAAATTCGGCAATCGCATTCCGCAACTGTCCGTTGAGTTGTGCCGCGTGGTCGGCGACCTGGAGCGCGATATTCGGGCGGTGACGGTGATCCCGGGGGCGACCGAGTTTGGCTATGATCCGGCACCGCGTATGCGGATGGTCGGGCCGGGGCAGACTGCGGGCGAGAATACCCATGTCAGCGCCAATGTGAGCGACTGGACGCTGTCGATCGACGAGCTGACGGCGCTTTGCCCCAATCTCAAGCATGTGGCGCTGGTGATTGCCTGGTTTGGCAATGATCTGCGCTGTGGGTCTTGTATGGTGGGGCCGCGTGTCGAGGCGGCGGATCGCTCGGTGTCGGGTGCCGAGTGGAGTGTGATGGGGCTCGGGCGCGGCAGTGTGCCCGTCGTGTCCATGCATGGCGGCGGTGCGGCCTATGGCGGCACGCCGTCGGACGCTTCGGTGCTGGCGGCAATTGCCGATCTCAAGGCGCGCGGGCTTAAGGTTACGATTTATCCCATAATCATGATGGATGTGCCGTCCGGCAACGGACTGGCCGATCCTTATGGCGCCTCGGAACAGGGAGCCTATCCCTGGCGCGGACGAATTACCTGCCATCCGGCGCCGGGACGGCCGGGGGCGCCGGACAAAAGCGCGGCGGCTGCGACGCAGGTGGCGGCTTTTGCGGCCGGGCATCGGCAGATGATGCTGCATTATGCCGGACTGGCAGCGGCGGCGGGTGGCGTTGATACGCTGATCATCGGCTCGGAAATGCGCGGACTGACGACAGTGCGCGGCGCGGGCAACAGTTTTCCGTTCGTGTCGGCACTGGTGTCGCTGGCGGCGGATGTGCGGGCGGTGGTCGGGTCTGCGACCAAGCTGACCTATGCGGCGGACTGGAGTGAGTATTCGGGCTATCAGCCGGACGGCGAGAAGTTTTTCCATCTCGATCCGCTCTGGGCCTCGCCTCATATCGACGCGGTCGGCATCGACAATTACATGCCGCTGGCCGACTGGCGCGATGGGCAGGGGCATAGCGATGCGGCGCTGTCGGCGACGGGCTATGACCTCGATTACCTGGCGGGCAATGTCGCAGGCGGGGAGGGCTATGACTGGTACTATGCCAGTGATGCGCATCGCCGCGGGCAGGTGCGGACGCCGATCAGCGATGGCACGCATAACGAGCCGTGGGTATGGCGTTACAAGGACATCCGCAACTGGTGGAGCCAGCCGCATCACAACCGGCCGGGCGGGGTGCGGAGTGCCAGCCCGACTGCCTGGGTGCCGGGCAGCAAGCCGATCTATTTCACCGAGCTGGGCTGTGGTGCGGTCGACAAGGGTGCCAACCAGCCCAACATTTTTGGCGACCCCAAAAGCGCCGAGGGCGGCCTGCCGTATTTTTCGACGGGAACGCCCGATGCGCTGATCCAGCGTCAGGTGTTGCGGGCGCATCAGGCGTGGTGGCGCAAGGCGGCGAACAATCCGGTCGGCATGGTCGATGTGGAGCGGATCTATCACTGGACCTGGGACGCGCGGCCCTACCCGGCCTTTCCGGCGCTAACCGAGGTGTGGGCCGATGGCCCCAACCATCGCAACGGACACTGGCTGACCGGGCGACTGGGCGGCGCGACGAGCGAAGAGATCATCAGTGCGATCGCAGCTGACCATGGCGTTGCGATCAAGGCCGAGGCGGCGGCGCCGCAGATTGGCGGCTATGTGCTGGCCAATGCGACGACGGCACGCGAAGCCATTGAGCCGATCATGGCGGCCACCGGGCTTGGCCTGCGCAATCGAGTCGATGGATTGCAACTAGCAATTGCACGGCGCGAGGCGGCGGTTACGCTGGATCAAAACAGGCTGGCGGTGGGTGAGGGGGCGATCCTGTCCCGTCGCCGCGTTGATCCGGCGGAAGCGCCGGGGCGGTTGGCGCTGAGTTTTCTGGATCGGGAGCGGGATTATCTGGCCGCGACCGTAACGGCTTTGCGCGGCGATGGTGCTTTGACGGGGCAGACGACGGCGCTGGTGCTGGATGGAGCGGGGGCACGTCTGGCGGCGGAGCGGATGCTGGATGCGGCGGCGCCAGAGCGCGAGACGCTCGACTTTACGCTGCCACCGTCCGATCTCGCACTTGAGCCGGGCGATGTGGTGGATATTGGCGGGTTGACCGAGGGCCCATTCGAAATCACGGAAATCCGCGATGGTTTAGCACGGAAGATAACGGCGCGGACGCTGCCGGCCAATATGGCGGTGGCGACCGATATTGATCGGCCGCTGACCAAGGCCAATGGGGCGACGGTGCGCTCGGTGCCGGTCATGGCCGTGGCGCATCTGCCGCCATTGCCAGCTGAGCCGACACGGTCTCGGCTGGTGGTGAGCGGATATGCGCAGCCGTGGCCGGGTGCGCTGCAGGTGGTCGATGACGCTACCGGCGCGCGCGTGGCCGATGTCTCGCGGCGTGGGCTGTTGGGGACGGTTGCGGCGGTGTTTCGCGCTGGACCGGTTGCAGTCTGGGACAATGGTAATGTGCTGGATGTGAAGCTTTTGGCCGGGCATCTGGCCTCGGTGGAGCCACTGGCAGCATTGGCGGGGAGCAATCGACTGGCCGTCGAGACGGACAGTGGGGGCTGGGAGGTCGTTGGCTTTGCGCGGGCCGATCTGGTGTCGAGCGGGCGCTATCGGTTGAGTGGCTTGCTGCGCGGCCTGAGCGGAACTCGGGCGGCCATCGGAACGGCGTCGGTTGGCAGGCGGGTGATGGTGCTCGACCAGAGAAGCGCTGCCTTGCCCGTCGAGACCCATCACCTCGGGGAAGAACGCGGGTTTCGGATCTACGCCGGGGCGTCGGACCTGGTGGGAACGACGCTGACGGTTTCCACGACCACCGATCCGGCCTTGCCGCTGGCACCGGTGCATTTGCGGGCAACTCGAACCGGCAGCGATATCGCGTTGAGCTGGGTCCGGTGCAGCCGCGCCGACGGCGATGGCTGGGGCGCGACAGAGAGCCCGCTAGAGCATGTGCCCGAGCGCTATCGGGTGCGGGTGTTCAACGGTGCCACGGCGGTGCGCAGCTTTGAGGTCGGGGCGGCGACTGCCGTCTATTCGGCGGCGCAGCAGGTGGCCGACTTCGGCGTCTCACCGGGCGCTTTCACTTTCACCGTCGCGCAGATCAGCACCGTCCTCGGGGCGGGGCATGCTGGACAGGGAGACTTCCATGGCTAAGACGCGATTTGAGCTCTGCCTCGACGCAGTGCTGCGGCACGAGGGCGGCTATGTCGATCATCCAAGCGATCCCGGCGGCGCCACCAACATGGGCATCACCCACAAGACGCTGGCCCGGTGGCGCAATGTGTCGCCGTGGTGGAAACTGTCCAAGGACGCGGTGCGCGCCCTGCAACGGGCGGAAGCCGCCAGGATCTATCGGGCGAGCTATTGGGAGCGCAGCAAGGCGGGACAAATGCCCGCAGGGCTCGATCTGGCGCTGTTCGATTTCGCCGTAAATTCCGGGCCGGACCGCGCTATCCGCGCGCTGCAGGCCGAGCTTGGCGTCGTGGCCGACGGCCAGGTGGGCCCGCTGACGCTGGATGCCATAAAAACCTATGCAGGTAGGAAGGGGCTCGGCGCATTGATCGTCGCACTGTGTGACCGCCGGATGAGTTTTCTCAAGCGTCTATCGACCTTTACCACCTTCGGTAAAGGCTGGACGTCGCGCGTGTCCGCCATTCGCCGGGTCGCGCTTTCTGTGGCCGGTACGACTGCCTCGCCTTCAACCTCATTCACCACAAGGAGCATGATCATGGCCCTATTGAGCGGATACAAAACCTATATCGTCGCCGCCCTGATGCTACTGGCGGGCGTAGCGCAGCTGCTGGGGATCGACCTTCCGGCACTCGATGGCAGCTCGGCCGGGCACCTGATTATGGAGGCACTTGCCGTGCTGTTCTTGCGTAAGGGGCTCAAGGGGGATATCGGTCGTGCATGA